CTGGCGCGGCGTGTTCGACATCGCCCCGCGTCGCGCCGTCGACCTCGACGCGCCACCACCCGCGCTACCCGAAGGCCTCGATCACGTCGACCTCGCCGCCGTCGCCGCGATGACCGCCGAGTGGCGGGCCCGGCAGGCGGCCGCACAGATCACCGGCCCAACACCTGAGCCGACTCCGGTGCCGTTCAATGCGGCGGCACTTCACGAAATCCTGAAAGGACTGGTCGCATGACCGCAACCGCCGCACCACCGGCCACCCCCGCTGAGTTCGCCGACTGGCTCAACACCGCGCTGGCCACCCCCGAGGCTGCACAGGCCGCGGTCGACGACGGCACCCTGGCCACCACCATCGGCGCCTACACCGCCGCGCAGAACAAGACCATGGCCGACCTGCGCAACCAGGTCGACGAACAGGTTCAGCTCGCCGTGCACGACATCATGGAGCGCAACGGCGCCGAGACCGGTACCGCGCGTAGCCGGCTAGACCTGGTCGCGCGGGCCCGCCAGAACCACAACGACTTCGGCGTGCTCAACAGCCCGGAGGCGCCGGGCTACGGACTCAACGGCGAGTTCAGGAGCGCGGGCGAGGCGTTCATCGCCGCTGCGGCGACGCTGGGTCTGCGTCCGGCGAACGCCGCGCCTGCGGACAAGGTCGAGAAGCTGCGCAACTACAGCGAGAAGGTGCCTTCCGAGGGTGGCGTGCTGGTGCCCGAGGAGTACCGGGCGCAGATCATGACCCGGGCGTTGGAGAACGCGATCGTTCGGCCGCGCGCCACCGTGATCCCGCTGACCACCGGCAAGATGCGTTGGCCGGCGATCGACATGACGACCGAGGTCGGCGAAGTCTACGGCGGCATGGTGTTCGCCTGGACCGACGAAGGCGGCACCATCGTCCCGTCCGACGCCACCTTCGCGGCCATCGCGCTGGAGGCCAACAAGCTCACCGGCGGTGCGCTGGTGCCCAACGAGCTGCTGCGTGACGCGGCCGCGCTGACCGCGTGGCTGATGACCAACCTGCCCAACGGGCTCGGCCACTTCGAGGATCTGGCGTTCCTCAAGGGCAACGGCGTCAAGAAACCACTGGGCATGCTGCACCCGGACAACCCGTCACTGATCACCGCCACCAAGGAAGTCGGTCAGGCCGCGGCGACGATCACCTGGTTGAACGTGCTGGCGATGTTCTCCCGGCTGCTGCCGGAGTGCTTCGCCAACGCGGTGTGGGTGGCCTCGCCGGACTGTATCCCTGAAATCTTCACCATGGCCGTGCCGGTCGGCACCGGCGGGTCAGCGGTGATGATCGGCGACGGGTCCGGCACCAACGCCGCGCAGGGCCTGCCGCAGACACTCCTCGGCCGGCCGATCATCTGGTCGCGCAAGACGCCCGGCGTGCTGGGCACCAAGGGTGACCTGTCGCTGGTCGACTTCTCCAGCTACGTCATCGGTGACACGATGAACATGCGCATCGACACCAGCGAGCACGCGAACTTCTGGACCGACAAGACCGGTTTCCGGATCATCGAGCGTGTCGACGGGCAGCCGTCCTACCTCTCGCCGCTGACCCCGGAGAACGGCGGCCCGACCTTGTCCTGCTGCGTCCAGCTGGAGACGCGCTAAGACTCCGGTCCGGCGACGGTGAGAACTGCGTCCGCGACAAGCCCCCCGGGATGCACGACTCCGCGCACACGTCGCCGGACCGGACCCCGCCCGCTGCTCGGAGGTTGGTGCATGGTGCAGGCCGGCGAACCACGCACCGTGCACCACCCGACCGGCAGCCTGTCGAGCCAGGCCAGCGGGCACGCTACGGCCGAGGTCAGAGCAACCGAGCTACTGGCTGGTAGGCCTCAACTCCCGGAAGGGGAGAGCACATGGAAGCACTCGGAAGACTCTTCGACGTCGGACTCGGCTGGGCACCGGTCGACCTCGACACCGCCAACGGCGCCACCGGCAAGCGGATCTCGATGTCGATGCACCGCGCGGTCGCGTTCCTCGTGACCCTCGGCGTGGGTGGTACCGAGGACTTGGTCCTCGACGTCCAGCAGCACACCGCCTACACCGGCGGCACCAGCAACGACCTCGACTCAGCGGCGGTGGCGGACGCGACCGGTGTGGACCACTGGTACATCAAGTCCGAAGCGTTGCTGGACAACGACGAGGGCTGGACCAAGGTCACGCAGGCCGCCGCGTCCGAGGTCACGCTGACCGGCGCGACCTACGGCGACAAGCAGAACATCGTCATCATCGAGGTCGACGCCCGTCAGATGAGCGCCGGGTACACCCACCTGTCGCTCAACGCCAGCAAGACCACCAGCACCGCGTGCCTGTCGTCCTGCGTGATGTTGCCCCACGAGTTGCGGTGGCAGCGCAAGCCATCCGGTCTGTGGAACCTGCTGCGTCCGGGGGTGGCGAACGCATGACAGTCGTGAGCGACGGCGCCGCGTTCCGCAAGGCGGTGCTGGGCAACGGACCGGCCAGCAAGGGCACGGGCACCTTGGCCGCGACCACGGTCGACCTGTTCATCATCGCCGGCGGCGAGGTGCTGATCACCGCGCTGTGGGGCAAGGTCACCACCGCGATCACCGTGGCCAACTCCTACAAGCTCCAGGTGGCGCCGACGACCGGCGCGACGCAGGACCTGTGCGCGGCGACCGACATCGGCACCACGGACACGGTGGCCGGCACGCTGCTGTCCTTCGGGCTGGACACCACCACCGCGCCGCGCAAGCTGATGTCCATCGGCTACGGCCAGGCACTGGTCAACGTGCCGATCACCATCGGCAAGATCCAGTCTGTTTCGGCCGGCACGGACGGCGCCATCACCTGGTACTGCACGTGGGTGCCGCTCATCGAGGGCGCGACGCTGGTCGCCGCATAAGGAGGTTCGACAACATGCAGATGACCCAGCAAGACTTCGAGGAACGACTCGCGCGGGTCGACGACGGCACCGCTGACGACGAGGACCGGCGGCTGGTCAAGCACTACCGCCGCGAGGGGTACGTGCGCGGCGACGAGCCGGTCGACGGCTCGTGGCTCGCCGGTCAGCACGCCGCGATCGACGACACCCCCGACAGCGTCGAGAACGACGAGTACACCGAGATGGACTACCGCGACCTCCAGGCGCTCGCTCGACAGCGGCACCTCAACGCCGGCGGCTCGGCGACCGACCTCGCCGACCGGTTGCGCGAGGACGACAAGAAGCGCCGCGTCGCGGCCGCGGAGGAGTAGGCCATGACCGGCGGCTGGGAGACACTGCGCGCCATCATCGACACCGATGCCGCGGAACAAGCAGCCCTGCGCGACCAGCCGCCGGTCGCCTGCCCCAACGACGGAGAGCCGCTGATCGAGGACCCAGCCGGCAACCTGCGCTGCCGCTGGGACGGCTGGACCTGGGATGGATTATCTCCGCACTACTGAGGAGTAACCGTGTCCGACATCGAGAACAACCCGATGACGACGGAGAACGACCGTGTCGCCGCCGACGAGCCGAGCAACCTGCATGCCTGCGCGGAATGCACCGCGCCCTACCCACCCGACGTGCCGAACTGCCCGCACTGCGGCACGCCCAACGCGGCGCTCGCCGACGAGCCGGCCGAAACACAGCAGCCAGAGGACGAGCGGGTCGACGAACCGCGGCAGCGACGTGGCCGGCTGCGGGGCACCGACACGGTACAGCTGCCGGAGCAGAACGAGAGCGAGTAACCGAATGCCGCGGGAAGTGGTGTACACGACACGAGAGCGGGTCAAGGCCGCCGTCGACGTGAAGAACTCGGTGCGCGCGAACGAGGCGATCGACCGGGCGATCCGCGACGGCAGCCGATCCGTTGAACGTCTGTGTCGGCGCACCTTCTACCCGCGCATCGCCACCCGCACCTTCGACGCACTGAGTGAAGATCGGCCGACCACCGGCGTGCTCTACCTCGGCGGCGACACCGAGCTGATCGAGCTGCTGACCCTGAGCACCGGCGGCAGCTCGATCAGCCTCGCCGATGTCAAGCTCTACCCCAGCGGCGGGATGCCCTACACCCGCCTGGAGTTGAGTCGTGCTTCGGCGAACACTGCGTTCGGTGGCGGCCCGACCACGCAGCAGGACATCAGCATGCGGGCCCTGTTCGGTTGGGCCGACGACCAGGCGCCCGCCGGCGACGTCGGTGCCGCGGGCATCACCAGCTTCGCCACCACGCTCGACGTCACCGACGGCAGCCTGATCGGTGTCGGCTCGCTACTGACCATCGACAGCGAGCGGCTGCTGGTCACCGAACGCCGCACCCTGTCCACCGGGCTCACCTCGACCGCCGTGCTCACCGACAAGATGAACGCGGTTACCGTCACCCTGTCCGGAACCACCGCCGCTCCGGAGCCCGGAGAGATGATCCTGATCGACGGCGAACGGATGCTGGTGCAGGACCGGGTCGGAACCGCGCTCTACGTCACCCGCGCCATCGACGGCAGCGTGCTCGCCGCCCACGCGATCGGCGCGGCCGTGTACGCCTACCGCACGCTGGTCGTCGAACGCGGCATGTGCGGCACCACCGCGGCCATCCATCTCGCCGGCGCCGACATCACCACCTACGTGCCGCCGGCGCCGATCGAGGGGCTGGTCGTCGCCGAGGCGCTGAACCAGATCGCTCAGGAGAATAGCGCCTACGCCCGGGTGATCGGTGCTGGCGAGGGGCAGCGCGAAGCACGCGGCGCCGGGCTCGCCGACAAGCGCAAGCGCGTGCGCACCGAGTTCGGCCGCCGCGTCCGGATGGGGGCGATCTGAGTGCGTGTGCAGAAGTCAGAGGTCGTACAGCTCTTCGAACGCAGACTGAGCGCCCTCACGGAACTCGTCCGGGTGCTGCACCTGGTCGATCGACACGCCGCTGATCTCGCCATGCCCGGCGTACCAGCAGTAACACGGCATCGCGCTCGATCCGTGCGGGTCGCGATCGGCCTGCTCGTCGAAAGTCAGGTGCGGGCCTGGAGTAATGCTGGTCATCATGCGAGAAGTGTAGCAATGAGTGTCAATGAGTGTCAACGGATGGGGGCGATCTGATGCCGGTCAAGGTCACAGTCTCCGGGCCGCTGTTCTCGCCGGCTGCCGCTACCGCGCTCGACGACATGCGCGACGAGATCGCCGGCCGGCTCGCCGCCGAGGGCAGGCGCCGGGTGCTGGCCACCCTCGACTCCTCGTTGCGCAACCCCACCGGCGCGTACCGGCGCCGCGTCACCCAGTACGGGCCCGTGTCCGGCCAGGCACGCATCCACGACCAGCAGGCCATCTACGGTCCCTGGCTCAACGGCACCGGCAGCCGCAACGCCACCACCCGATTCAAGGGCTACGGCCACTTCCGCAAGACCTACGAGGCGCTCCAGCAGGCCGCCCGACCGCTGGCCCAGCAGATCGTCGCCGAGTACGTCGCCGAGCTGGGCGGTTGACATGGCCACCGACAGACTCGCACCCATCATCGCCGACACCGTCGACAAGCTGCGTTCGGTCGCGGCCGCCTCCGGCTACTTCGACACCACCCTGACCTACGAGCCGAAGTCCAACCCCGGTCCCGGCATGATCTTCGCGACCTGGATCAACCAGATACTGCCGGTCGCGCTGGTCTCCGGGCTCGACGCCACCGCGGCCCGGCTGGTGATGACGTGCCGGATCTACCTGCCTGTGCTCACCGACCCGCAGGACACGATCGACACGCGCATCATGCAGGCCAGCAGCTACCTGCTGACCGAGCTCACCGGCGCGTTCACCGTCGACGGTGCGTGGATCGACCTGCTCGGCGCGCACGGCGACGGACTCGGCACCGACAGCGGGTACGTGCCGATCGACGAGAGCGTGTTCCGAATCGCCGACACGCTGGTGCCCATCATCTGCCCCGACGTCTTCGACCAGGAGGCCTGACCATGCCAGCTGTCGACGTCACCGACGAGTGGCGAGACCTGTGGTCCGAGTACCGAATGTTCTTCGCGTACTACAAGCTCGACAAGACCCGCGCGGCCACGGTGGTGTACACGATCGCCGCGCGCATGGCGCGACCGAACCCAGATCGCGTGGCCGATGCGTTGAAGGAGTTCGCGCTCCGTGCGCAACAGCGCGACGTTCCCGCACACGGGCTGCTCCGCCAGTTGCGCCGCGCGATATGCGAGTGCGGCGACAGCTTCGAAGACTGCCAGCGTCTCTTCGGCGTGGCAGCCGAAGACCTCGGCCAGCAGAACTGCATCTCGCTGGCCGAGATGGTCGCGGCAAAGGAGGCCTGACCATGTCCAAGATGTCCGGAATGGGGATGAAGGTGCTCGTCGACGGGTACGACATCTCCGGCGACCACCAGACCCTGAACATCCGCGGCGGGCCCGCGATCTTCGACACCACCGGCGTCGACAAGTACGGCGTCGAGCGCATCGGTCTGCGGCGCGACGGTGGCCTGGACCTGGTCACCTACTTCAACCCGGAGACCGTGGCCGGCGGGGGGTCGGCGGACCGGGCGCACCTGGTGTACAAGGCGCTGCCGCTCACCGACCGCCTGATCACCGTCGCACATCCGGACTCCGGCGAGGCCTGGAACCTCATGGCCAAGCAGGGCAACTACGACCCCACGGTCGCCGCGGACGGATCGCTCACCTGCGCGGTCGGTGCCATGGCCAGCAGCTACGGGCTCGAAGTCGCCCGCCTGCTTACCGCCGTGCCGACTACGCAGACCGGCGCGGGCAGCGTGGCGTCCGTCGACTTCGGTGCCGCCGGCGCGTTCGGCGCGCAGTTCCACCTTCAGGTGCTCGCCTTCACCGGTACCAGCGCCACGGTCAAGGTCCAGTCCAGCAGCGACAACGGCGCCGGTGACGCGTTCTCCGACGTTACCGGCGGCACCTTCACCGCGGCCACCGGGCGTACCACGCAGCGCCTGGAGACCGCACGCGGCCAGGCCGTCGAACGCTACCTCCGGGTCACCACGACCGGCACATTCAGCAACCTGGTGTTCGTCGTGACGGCCGAGGTCAATCTGACAAGCACGGTTTTCTGATGAAAGGAATGATGATCATGACCTTCGAGTTCTTCGGTGGCGAAGACGGCGACATGGCATTCGGTGGCAGCGAAGGTGACGACTGATGTTCGCGCGCCAGCTCAACCGGGTAATGCCGCAGTTGCCCGTCACCGCGATGCGCACGTTCGCGATCGTCGCGCCGACCACCACCCACTTCCGCCCGGCGACCTGCCAGGAGGTCGACTGCCCGGCGTTCCAGTACGGCTGGACGCTGGCCACCGCCGGGCAACCAGCCGTACTGGTGCACGCCGCGAAGAACAGCGGCCGCGCGTTCATCGCCGTCCGCGACGAGACCACCGGCGCCGAGCAGTTGATCTTCGAATCCGGACAGCCATGCTTCAAGGCCTCGACGCACCGGGTCCGTGTCGACCGACCGGAGATCTTCTTGTCGCGCAACGGTGACTGGCGCGGCAACCCGGACGGTCCGCGCGCCACACCCACCCGCTTCTCCGGTGCGGACGCATGGGCCGACGCACTGCACACCCAGCTGGAGCGGCGCACCAACGGGTAGACCACTGATCGTCCACACCGGACTATCGCCCCGCAGAGAAAGGCACGACTATGGCCAAGCAATCAGGGCTGGGGTGGACCACGTTCAGCGTGGACGACGCCGCCGGCACCCCCGTGGACATCCGCAACGACATCACCAACTTCCAGCTCGCCACCCCGCGCGGCGTGCAGGACACCACCGGCCTGGACAAGAGCGCCAACGAACGCATCCTGCTGTTGGCCGACGCCAGCGTCACCGTGAACACGGTGTTCAATCCAAGCGCCTCCCACGAACACATCGTGTTCCGCACTGTCTCCTCAACCTCGGTCAACCGCACGACGTCGCTGGCTATCGCCTCCCAGACGCTGGCGATGGAGATGCTCTACACCGACCGGCAGCTCACCCGCGCCGCAGACGGCAGCTTCACCGCGTCGATGCCCGGCGTACTGGCCGATGGCACCGTGCCGACGTGGGCGTAGGTACTGGCCAGTAGGTATCGCTGGATTAATCCCAGGGAGGTAAGGGCATGAGCTTCGACCAGGACAGCCGGCGACGGACCTACGAGCTTCCGTTCCGGCCGTACCCCGGGCTCACGGTGTGGGTGCGCAAGCCCAGCTTCGCCGCGCTCGAATCGCTCACCGACGCTGTCGCGCATCTCGGCGAGGACCTGTCCGGCGATCGCCTGGCCACGCCGGAGAAGCTGCGCTGGTGGGGTGTGCTGTTCCGGTCGTTCGCCGCGTCGCTGGTCGGCTGGAACCTGATCGACCGGGGTGCCGCCGTGCCGGCCACAGTCGATGGCGTGCTCGCTCAGGACCACGAGTTCCTCATGGCGGTGAGCCATGCCTGGTACTACGCGGTGGTCCTGCGCACCGAGACACCGCCACAGCCCGACGCGCCGGCACCTGAGCCGCCGGACGACGACGTCGACGATCTCGAAGCACAGCTCGCCGACATCCCGGTCACGGTGGCCGAGCCGGACCTGGTGCCGGCGTGACAGCGGCCAACGTCATCTCCATCGAGATCACGACGACCGACAAGGCCGGCCTGAAGCAGCTGGCGCGCACGGCGCAGCAGGTCGGCAAGGACATCGAGACCGGGCTCGGCAAGGGTCTCGACGCCGCCGAACGCCGGGCCGAGCAGTCCGGCAACAAGATGTCGTCGTCCATGAAGGACACCGGTACCAAGATCGACAAGTCGTTCGACCTCGCCGCACGCCAGGTAGGTCGGTACCTCTACCAGATCGAGCGTGAGGCGTGGGCGTCCGGCAACGGGATGGACGAGGCGTTCAGCAGCTCCTCGCTCAAGATCCGCGAGGAGCTCAACGGCATCCGGACGACCGCGGCGAAGACCGGCGACAGCCTGTCATCCGACCTCGGTGCCGCGCTCAAGAAGGTGCAGCAGCAGGCCGACTCACTGCATAAGTCGATCAAACCGCAGGAGATGGTCACCAAGACCGGCAGCAGCGGCGGTGGCATCCTCGACGACCTACTCGGTGACTTCGCCTCGGTGAAGGGCGGCGCGCTCGCCCTCGGCGGCGCGGCCGCCGGGTTCATCTGGCAGGGCCTCCAGTCCGAGTGGAAGGAAGACGCGATTGGTGGGCTGCTGGCCGCGCAGACCGGCGCCGCGCAATCCCAGTCCGAGCGACTCGGCAACCTGGCCGGCGACGTGTTCGCCGACAACTTCGGCGACTCGCTCGACGATGTCGGCGAGGCGATGCACGCCGTGTTCGAGCAGAAGATCATCGACCCGTCCGCCGCGGATGCCGACATCAAATCGGTGACCGAGAAGGTGATGACGCTCGCACAGGTCACCGGTGAGTCCTACCGCGACATCAGCCGCGACGCTGAACAGATGGTGAAGACCGGGTTGGCCGGTAGTGTCAGCGACGCCATGGATCTGATCGGCATGGCCTCCGAACACGGGCTCAACGCCGCTGGCGATCTCATGGACGGCATCGAGGAATATTCCACCAAATTTCGAGATCTTGGGCTGAACGGCCAGCAGGCGTTCGGGTTGATCGAGCAGGCGATGGAAGGTGGTGCACGCAACACCGATATCGCCATGGATGCGTTGAAGGAGTTCTCGATCCGGGCGCAGGACGGGTCGGTGCTTACCCGGCGAGGGTTCGAGGCCATCGGCTTGGACGCAGACAAGATGGGCAAGATGGTCGCCGCCGGCGGGGACTCGGCTACCTCGGCCCTGCGCCAGACCCTCAACGCGCTACAGCAGATGCCACCCGGTGTCGAGCGGTCCACCGCGGCGGTCGACCTGTTCGGCACCAAAGCGGAAGACCTCGGCGAAGCACTGTACTCAATGGACCTTGACAACGCCGCTGACAAGTTCGACAAGTTCGGCGGCACCGTCGACGCCATGGCTCGCAAGATCGGTGAGTCGACGTCCTTCTGGGACAAGCTGGGCCGAGGGATCTCCAGTGCCGCGGCTGGGCTGGGTGAGTTCCTCGATGCCGATCTCGGCGAGAAGATCAAGGACATGCCCGAAGTCAGCGGAGCACTCAACCAGTTGATCAAGGCAAAGCAGGAGTTCGACTCGACTGGCAGCTCCGATGCGCTCGACGCGATGAAGAAACAGTTTCCCGAGACCGCTGCGGCGATCGACTCCTACATCGAGAAGCAACGCAAGGCCCAAGGCGTCACCGACGACACCGCCTCGTCGACACAATCCTATGTGGATACTCTCGATCAGATGATCTCCAAGCTGGAGTCGATGGCCGATCCGGTACTGGGGTTGTCCTCGGCGCAGATGAACTATCAAGAGTCGATCGACGCGGCGACCCAGTCGTTGAAGGACAACAAAGAAGGCCTCGATATCAACACCGAAGGGGGTCGCGCCAACAAGTCAGCGCTCGACGACGTGGCGAAGTCGTCACTCGATGTCGCCGATGCCATGGCCACTAGCGGCCAGAGTGTCAGCGAGGTCAACGACTTCCTGGTCACCGCGCGCGACCAGTTGATCGAAACCGCGGTGTCCATGGGTATGAGCCGCGCCGAGGCAGAGGCCTACGCGGATAGCCTTGGCCTCATCCCGCGCACAGTGTTCACTAACGTCGAGCTGGCCGCCAACAGCGCGATGCAGAACCTCGCGGCGTACAAGCGGGCCCTGGACAACATCCCGCGTGTCATCACCACCACGACGCAGGTGCGCGGCGCGAACATCTCGCAGGGATCCGGCGGGCACTACTACCTCGGTCAGGAACACGGTGGCATCGTCACCCGGCCACACTGGGCCGCGCAGTCCGGCGGCCAGCGGCACGGCTCGACACTGATCAACGAAGCGGGCCCGGAGGTCGCCGAGCTGCCGAACGGCACCCGCATGCTGACCGCCGGCGCGACCCGCGCACTGGCCGAGACCGGTGCCCTCGGCGGTGGTGGTGGCGCCACGAGCATCTCCCTCGGCTGGAGCGGGCCGACCAGCGGGCTGGTGTACGAGTTCGCCAAGGGGCTGCGCCTGTTCATCCGCAACGAACACGGCGGCGATGTTGTGGCCGCGCTAGGGCAGGGGTAGCCGTGGCCATCCCCGCCGGCTCGATCGACACCTACGTCGAGATGTACCTGCGCACGGCCAGTACCGGCGTGACCGACTGGACCGTGCTACCCGCGCCGATCCGCGCCAGCGACGTCCTGATCACCGACGGGAACCGAGACCTGAACTCCGACCCTGGTGTGCCAAACACCGCAGCGTTCACGCTCAAGAACACCACCGGCGACTTCAATCGTCGGAACCCCACGGGTGCCTACTACGGCTCCATCGGACTCGGCGTGCCCACCCGCATCGGTGTGTCCAGTGTGGATGACACGTTCACCCGAACCGTCGCGACCACCAACTGGGGTTCGGTCGGCAACGTGCCCGGCGACACGTGGACCGCGGGTACGTCTAGCGGCGGTGTGGTGGCCGCCGCCGACTGGTCGGTCGGTGGTGGCGTGGCCAAGCACAGCTTGCCCGTCGCCGGCGCGTACCGACTCTCCGAGCTGTCCAAGACCACGCGGCTCTACACCACCTGCGAGGTCCTGGTCACCGACGTGAAGGTGCCCACCAACAACGTCACCGGCACCGGCGCACTGGCCACTGAGGTGTGGATGCGCACCGTCGACATCAGCAACAACGTCGCGGTGTCGGTCGCGTTCCAGATCGACGAAACCTTGCAGGTCGCCCTGTTCGAGCGGATCTCCGGATCAGCGCGCTACTTCCTCAACTACACCACCCTGCCTGGCCTGAACCTGGCCACGACCGGGGTGGACTACAACATCAGGGCTCAGGTCGAGAACGCGACCGTGCGCGCCAAGGTCTGGGCAGTCGGCACCACGGAACCGGTCGACTGGACGGTCAGCGGCTACGGCGCCACGGTGCGCGAAGGCTACGTCGCCATCGCCGACTTCTCCTTCGCCGGCAACACCAACGCCTACCCGCTGGTGTTCCAACGCGACCGGGTAACCGTGCGTATCCCGATGTTCACCGGCGAGATCACCGACCTGAACCCCACCGGCGACGGTAAAACCGCCGCGAAGTTCGCTGAGGTCCGTTGCGCCGGACTCATGGACCGGTTGCAAAACAGCTCGGCGCCGGCCGAGTCGGTAATGCGTCGCAGCCGATCACGATCACGGCGGTGGCTGCACATCGGCACGATCAACGCAGGATCCGGCGACACGCGGACGCTCACCCTGCCCACCGCCAATCTAGGCAACGTCCAAATAGGAGACTTCTTCTACCTCGGCGACCCATCGACCGGGCTGCGCAAGGAAGACACGCAGTTCACCATCACCGGGACCTCGGTCGTCGGAGCCAACACAAGTCTGCTGTTCACCCCGGATGCTCGCGAGGCGATCGCATCGGGCAACTCGGCCGACGCTTTCCGCGGTGTCAGTGCGGCACAGCAGCCGATCGCCTACTGGCCCTGTGAGGACGGGGACAACGCGACTCAGGTCTCCAGTGGACTACCCGGCGGAACACCGCTGTCGATCACCGGCAGCCCGGACTTCGGCGCCGAGACAGGATTCACCATCTACGGCAGCTCGAACATCCTCAAGATCAACGATGCCGAGCTGCGTGCGTTCATCCCGGACTACACCGACCCTGGCTACTTCACGATCAACTTTCTACTGACCATGCCATCCGCCGACGAGGCGGCCACCGGCACCGACCTGATCCAGTTCTACTGCACCGGAACCGGCTACTCCTACGACCTGCGCTACACCGCCAACGGCAACGGATCGTTCCAGCTACTCGTGTTCAACAGCACACTGACTCTGCTGTTCGACAGTGGACAGATCGACTTCTCGTTGCGCGGTAGCAAACAGATGGTGTCGCTGGTGCTCCAGCAAGTCGGCGGGTCGGTCACCTACTCGCTCTACACCATTCGCATGCCGGGCTCGATCGTGGCAGGCACTGGACCCAACGTCGTCACCGGTGTGAGCACCCTCGGCAAGATCACCGAGATGCGGGTCAACCCCGCCGGCGGATACGACGACGTCGGTTATGGGCACATGACGGTGGTGCCTGCCAACAACTGGGGCCCGACCGAAGTTGAACCGGAACTCGCCGCGTGGATCTCCACCAACACCTTGCGCCGGTATGCACGCTTGGCCTTCGAGGAGAACGGCCTGCCGATCACCTTCCGCGACGACTGGGACGTCGTGACCACGAACATCGGTGCGCAGAAGACCGCGCGGATCGCCGAGCTCCTGAAAGAACCCGCCGCCACGGACCTCGGCATCCTGCATGGATGTCGCGGCGCGATGGCGCTGGAGTACATCAGCCGCGGGGCACTGACCAACCAATCCCCGCGTGCCACGTTCCTCGCAGCCGACTGCAAGAACCTGGAGTTGCTCGCCGACTACACCGGTGTGCAGAACCGAGTCTCGCTCAGCCGGATCGACGGCACCACGGTCGTCGTCGAGAAGACCTCCGGTGTGCTATCCACTCAGGACCCGCCGAACGGCATCGGGTTGCGCGACCGTGGCTTCTCCATCTCCCTCGGATCGGACACGGCCGCCACCAACCACGCCTACGCTCGGCTAGGGCTGGGCACCGTTGACCAGTACCGGGTGCCCCGCGTGATGGTCACCTCGGCCGGCACATCCGCACTGTCGGTCGAGCGACTGCTGTCTCTGTCGGTCGGTGACCGGATCGACGTCTCCGGACTGTCCTCGATGGACGTCTACGACACGCTGCCGCAGCTGGTGATCGGCACGAGCATCTCCCTCGGTGACCGGTTCTACCCGCGGGTCACGCTGAACTGCACACCGTACGAACCGTTCTTCTGCTTCGCGCTCACCGCCGACCGGTACGCGCGTCCCGACGCAGTGGACACGACTACCGGCAGCACACTGACCACCACCGCTACTGGCAGCCTAACCGTTACCAGCACGCCGGTGTACTCGCTGTCCGCCGACACCGGAGACTACCCCGTCGACGTCATGATCTCCGGTGAGCGGATCACACTCAGCGCCGTCGTCGACACCACCACCCCCGGTGTGCAAACGGCGACGATCAGCGCCCGGTCGGTCAACGGCGTGGTGAAGGCCCATGCGGTCGGTGAGTCCATCACCCTCGCCGAACCGAACTACTGGCAGTTCAGATAGGACACACCATGGCACTGAGAGCGTTTCACAAGGTCGTGGTGTCGGACTTCGACGCGCTCGGCATCGTGGCTTACAAGACGGCCGACGAAACGGTCACCAGCAGCACGACGGTGCAGAACGACGACCAGCTGTTCCTGCCGCTGAGCACCAACGCCCGGTACCTCTTCGACTCGATCATCTTCTACTCCGGCGCGGCGACACCCGCCGGTGATCTCAAACTGAAGTGGACCGGACCG